TTCTGATGAATTTGCATATCTTTCAACATTGCTAGAAACAACTGATGTAATTGAATTTGCTGATGATACAAGATTTGTATTATAATATGCATTAATTGTTGGTTCAAGATAAAGATATTTCAAATCTATAATCTCTGGCACAATTCCTGCCACAGAATATTTTCTAATTTCTGTTTTTATATTATCTTTAATTAAATTTGATAAGTATGCACCATTCGTTGGTTTTATACTTATAAAAACTTTGCCAAATTGTGGTGGAGTTAATTCTTCTCCACCAAATACTGAGATTGATTCAGTTTCTGGATAAATGGTGGGAATTATTGATTCATAGTCTCTAGATGTTACTGCTCTGTTCTGAGATGCATAGATTCTTGATGCATATTTTTTGATAGAATCTATTCCTTCAATGTCTTTTCCAGAAAAAGAAGTTTGATTTGTTGTAACTAATGATATTCCAGATGCAATGGCAATTTGTTCTCTTGGTGATGTAATTTTTCCACTAAAATTGAATTGAGAAATCCCGTTTGCCAACTCTCCATTTGAAACTAGATATGAAACTTGAATGTAATTGGGTGCTTCTAACTTTATACCAAATACACCGTCACCAAAAATCAATTCATATCTTTCGTCTTCAATTTCTTGTACAAAAAATACAGGAGACTCTGAAGTTATATCAAATAAACTATCTGCTTGTCTATACTTTCTGCTAATATCTGAAGAAGCACTGGGTTTAACAATCACTCGTATTGATGAAGTATCAATTTGCGAATTTGGTAAAATAAATCTTTGGTTTGGATTAAATGAATCAACAGTAAAATTAGTTGTAATATAAGTTCCTTCGTAAATATCAATATTATCAAAAGATGCAATGTTATCTACAACGGGAACAGTTATATCGTCTAAAATAGAAAAAGTATAACTTTGATTTCCAAAGGCAAGTGTTGAACAAGCAACGCCTTTACTGAGAGTTAACGTCTCTGGTTTTTTTGTATAAGCAGGTCCAGAAGTATCTACAAAGAAAGATACGTTTGCTCTAGAAGATTTCCTTGACTTGGGTACATAACCTATGTTTCGTGCAAGAGAGACAACATTTTCTCTAAGAGTTGCACTGTCAATAAAAACTTCATTGGATACCATATTAGCATTATATGAATTGATGTATGTGTTATACGCCAACACATCAATCAATACAGATAAACTAGACCCCTCAAAGTCATAATCTGTAAAATTGGAATTCGTTCTTATATAATCTTTTATCGAAGTCTTGATGTCTTCGAAATCTAAATTTGTGAAATTAACTAATGCCATTATCGTGTTGGAGTGAGTGCAAATGATAACTGTTGAGTTGGCACATCAATTCCTATAATTTTATATTTTATTACTATATCGAATTGATTTTCATCGTAATTTGGTTCAACATCTAATGATACGAGAGACACTCTAGGCTCGTAATTATTAATTACATACTCAATTTCGTTTCTTATGAAAATTGAAGTGCTTCTGTCAAGATTTTCAAAGAGAAGTCTAGATACTTCGGATCCCAATTGACTATTAAAGAACCTTTCTCCTTTCTGAGTAAGAACTAAATTGCGAATAGAACGTGCTATTGCTCTTTCATTAGTGATTGTCAGAATATCACGAGTCAAAGGGTGACTCTGTAATGTTAAACTGACATCTTTGAAGGGTTTGCTAACACGTTCTAATGGCATTTATTGTATCATAGAGGTCAATTATAACTTATTTATTACATTTATTTTAACTTTTGGTGCCATAAACGGGTTCAGTTCCATACTCCCAGTCATCATAGTCCGCATCATTTCTAATTTTCTGGTGTAATTCATTTTGAATTGTCAAATTATGCTTTTTAACGGCATAATCATCGTTCATAATCTCTGAAATCATCTGTTTTGGTTGATTTTGTGGAGATTTATAGTCCGTCACCAGACTATTTGTTCCCCACATGTCCATCATATACTCTTTATTTCGATCTGATTGTTTTCCCATGACGGTTTTTCCGATTTTTAGAGTTAAATCAGAACTTTTTACGGGGTTCCTATCCCGAGTCGCACAAGGTCCGAATCGTTTCTAAGAATTTCTAAGAGATATTCCTCCTCCCAAAGGTCATAATACTCGGTTCTACTCAAAATCTCTCTAAATCTTCTAAGTTTTTCCTTTGGTTGGGCAAGAATTAGATTATATTTGCCATTATTTGTTTGAATTCCGTTGATATAAGTATCATAAGATGCTGCACAGTCCTGAAAATATTCCCACTTTTCATAAAGAGTATTGTAAATTTCCACCCAGTCTTGAATTTCTTCAAGTGTATGGTGCAAACCAACAACAAATATTATAACATCAAATCCCTCAATAGGGTCTAAATTTTCGATGTTACTTTCTATAATCTTATATTTTGATTTTGATGCAAAAGGACAGATAGCAAATCCTTTTAATTCTGGTCTAGCTTCAGAGACATGTTGAATCCAATTTAAAATATCCTTTTCAATTGGACTTAACATAAACTCAAACACTCTTATATTGTATCTATACAATAAAAAAGACATCCTTGCGGATGCCTTAAGAATTATTTACCTTGTCCCCTGTACTTCTTCTTTGCCTTATTACGAGAGGTAGCAGAGTATTTGGTTCCACCACCTTGACCTTGAAGAGTCTTTTTCTGTTTGGGTTCAATTACAATTTTATTCGTAAGTGACGGTCGTTTTGCCATTAAATTTCCTCCAGTTCAATTTCATTTACATCATACTCCTCGTTCTCATAATATTCTTGAGCGAGGTTTTCAAGAACATCAGCACATTCTTCATGTGTGAGGTTCTGATATATCTTACGTCCTCTGTATAAGATATTAAAGGTCATCAGATAACGCGGGTCTTCTCGTGTCCTACTCGAATACGGGGATCACACCAAATCTTAAATCCTTCTGCAATTGCATCGAGACAGAACGAAACGTCTTCTCCACACATATCCTGAACTGCACCAGATTCAAAGACTTGCATCTTAGGAGCAAACCAAGGATACTCAAGGTTTTCAAATACTCCCTTCTTAATCAGAACCCAACCAAATCCAGTGTAATCAACGGTGAATGGTTTCTTACGCTTGGAGATCGAATCAACAGTCTCGTGATTCATTACACCACCATTCTTACGGAAATCATCTTCCTCAAGCCAGTGTGCAACGGAGGTTGTGTGACCATCTTCGGTTGCATACCATCCAGCAACAACTTCTTTCTCTTCACCTTCTTCAGAGAGGGCAAGATCACAGAGTTGCCAGAACTTTTCGCTGTTGAATACAATGTCACTATCAATCCACAGTTGGTAATCATAATCCAACTTACCATCCCAAGGCACCTGTTTGGGTCCTCGGAGAACATTCGCACCCAACACCTTACAACGTGCAAAATTGACCATGGATGAATAATCTTGAGAAATTTGAATACTCATTCCGTTTTGCACAAGGTCAAAACACAGTTGCACAAATGCTTTCAGAAAGATAAACGAACACCCTCTGCCAGGAAGGCAGAAAACAATCGATTTTCCTTTCATTCTTTCTTTGATCGCACCGTAGTCCCAACTATCGGTTTCAGTGGGCTTCGGTGGGTTCGCTTTTACAGTAAATCCTTTTGCCATAGAGATAACATTACTTCCTTCAAATTCTATCTTTTATTTCGTCAATTGTCAATGAGAAGACTCTAAGTTTAGGTTCTTATTTGATGTGAGTTCTACGAATGTGAGGTCCTCTACACTATAGTCTGTCTTCATTAAACCTACCATATTCTTCAATGTATTCCAAGTGATCTCAAACTCTTCTTCCTTCAAAGAATGGAAAATGCAGCGTTCCTTGGCGTATATGTGGTAAATTTTTTCCATTATTAATTAATTGACAACCGCTTTATATATAAGCACTAAAATAAATCCGAGTGGTAATAACACTACCTTCGGATACCTTATTAACCATCCAGCAAGCACAACCTTCCAAAAGTTCCAGTAGGGGGTTTGATGGCGATTTTTTCTACGCGAAATTTTTTTATAATACACGGAATCAATCTTTGAATTTGGTTGAGGTCTTGTTGAATATTTTTCAGTCGCTTGGGGACCTTTGTAGGTTACATAGGACCCATTTTTTAATAAGGGGGGGGCGCACGGCGCCCGCCATAACGATAACGTTATATCGTATAACTGTCCTGCTGAAAGAACGAATGACGGGGAGGGGGACGGTCCTGAGACTGTCCCCCATAAGGATCAGCGGATCACCAGAGGGTGTACGTCGCTGGCGTGAGTCTCTGCCCACTGGGCGGCGAGCAGAGTAGCGGTGTGACCCACGGGATCGGTGATCCGATTGAACTTGCTGCCGTCGTTGCGATAGGCGACCCACAGGATCTGGCGATCGGTCAGGCGGGAGGCGGGGGAGAAGCGCATCGGTCTTTTGCGGTTTGCTCTGGAATTCTACAGGGTGTGTGGGGCACCCGTCAAGGTGCCCCGTAGAGATCAGTATCCCATCCAAGTCAGCAGTTCGCCAGCATCGATGCCGCCGATGCCCCAGCGGTCAGCGGTGCCATACTCCTCCAGAAAGGCATCCGTGATGCTGTGCAGGTCAGCAGCATAGAGGGCATCGTCATAAGTGATGCACCCGCAGTCGTCGGCGATGGTCAGCAGTTGCTCGGTGAAGGTCTCAGGCATGGTTCCCTTGCGGTTTGCTCTGGAATTCTACAGGGTCAGGGGGCAGGCGTCAACCTGCCCCGTGAGGATCAGATCCTCTCCAGATCGCCGTGCTGCAGAGCACGGTGGAGCAGGCGGCCCCAGGAGGTTGCCTCCCGTGCCTCGGGATCCTGCAGGAGGTCAGTCCAGCGAACAGCAGCGCCGTGATCCTCAAAGGCGAAGCGGTATTCGGTGCTGCTGCTGGTGTAGGTCACCAGCAGGTCGAAGGTGCCCTGCAGGTCACCTGGCACGATCGCCAGGTGGGAGATGGCGCTGCTGTTCACTGAGGCGGCGGCGATGGCGGTTGCGGTGGTCATCGGATCGGTTGCGGTTGCTTGCTAATGGTAGACGATGAAGGGGCAGGCGTCAACCTGCCCCCGTGGCGTTTAGAGGGTGTATTCGGGGCGGGTGCCGTTGATCTCATCTCCCAGGCGGGAGATGGGGCGCTGCCCCTTGTGATCGAGGTGGCACACAGGAGGGACTCCACCGATGCGGTTCTGTGCCCGCAGGATCAGCGCATCCTGTGCGGTCACCCGTGCCACGGGTGTGTGGGGAGCAACGCCAAACACGGTGGAGCACTGCGGGCGATCAACGGGTTGAAAGGCGGCGCTGGCGGGAGCATCGCGGTGGAGGGTGCAGGCGCTGATAAAGGTGGTGATCATCAGTCTGAGGATGGTGCGGGGTCCGTTTGCCCCGCTTGTGAGAATTGTAGTCTATGGGTGGGGCAGGCGTCAACCTGCCCCGTAGGGGTCACCAGAGCAGGTCAGCGATTGCTTCCAGGCGCTGCTGGCGGGATACCAGTTCCTTCAGGATGGCCCGCTCCTCCTTGGCGGTGGGGTTGCCTTCCCACAGCCACTCCTCCAGTTGGAAGGAGGTCAGGTCGTCGAAGGCGGTGGCGATGGTTCCGTCCAGCATGGGGTGGGGTGCGGTTTGCTCTGGAATTCTACAGGGTGTGTGGGGCACCCGTCAAGGTGCCCCGTAGGGGTCAGACCATGTTCTCTGCCAGTCCCCAGGTCACCACGATCAAGTCAGGGTTGAGGCGAGCGCAGATGTCCCATGCCTCTTGAGCGGTGGGTGCCATGTAACCCAGAGTTACCTGGCGGCGCTGGCGGGTGTTGAACCCGTTGAACAGGAAACTGTATTCCTGCTCCTCAGAGAACACATCCTCCCAGTCCTGCTCGGTGGGGATATATGCCTCGTCGATCTGCTGCTGCTCGGTGAAGGCGATCATCGGGTTTGCTCCGTTTGGGACTTGATAATGATACCACGGGAAGGGGACCCTTGCGGGTCCCCGTGAGGATCAGGCAGCGAGGCGGTGGTTCACGGTGTAGGATTGCCCGTTACCGTCTAGGCACTGCTGCAGAACCATGGCGTAATCCAAGAAGCGGGACTCCTCCTCTACCTTACGGGCGTGAGCGATGGCAGCATCGCGGTCAGTGAAGGTGCGGATGGTGTTGGCGTTCTCACCGCCCTGGTTGTATCCGCCGATCACGATGTAGATGTTCATGGTGCTAGTGGGGTTGTGGGGGGTCCGTTTGCCCCCCGATGACATCAGTATAGCAGGTCAGGGGCACCCGTGGATGCCCCTGGCAGAATCTTAATCTGCCGTTACAATCCAGCGGAACCGTTGCAGGGCGTCGATCGCATCCTCTGAGATCGCGGCATCGTCCCAGGCGACCCAAGAATCGCCGTCGTGCAGATCGACGCACACCAGGTCTGGCGCTGCCTTGCTCACCTGATCAACGGTGCTATAGAAGTCGATAAAGACCGCACCGCGCTCCGCATACAGTTCGGGTTCGGCGTCAAGTCGGGTGACCCAGGCGGTATCGGCGGTGAAGGTGGTGAGGTTCATGGGGTTGCTCCCTTGATTACTTGAGAATTCTACCATGCGGTGGGGACCCTTGCGGGTCCCCGTGGGGATCAGGCGCGGATCAGGCGGGCAAGGCGCTCACGCTTGCGGAGGGGCAGCAGGCGGGTGTATTCAACCCAGCGGGAACCGAGTTCGTGGCGTTTGATCAGTCCCTCTGCTGCCATACGCTTGAGGGTGATAGAGAGGGCGGTGCGTGCCTCATTGGGCATCCCCAGAGCGGCGTTAATGTCGGTAGGACGCATCCCGTCCTGATCGGCGCAACCGCTGCCATCATCCATCGGCAGGATCGAAAGGATCGCCCACTGATAGGTGGCACCGAAAGCGTCAGAGCGGGTGAAGGTGGTGGAGAACATGGTTCTTCGGGTTTGGTGGTGGGGGTCGGTTTCCCTCCCCCCGTTGATCGTATTGTAGAACATCAGGGGGAGGATGCAACCCCCCTGATGGTAGGTTCAGCAACCGAACACCAGATCAGCGATGGCGTCGGTGATCTCAGTGCAGCGGCACCAGCGAACGGCATTGCCGCTTGCAGGCACCATCCAGACCATGCACTCCTCACCCCAGATCTTAGCGATCGCGTAGGCGTGATTCATATCGGTTGCCCACTCACAACCGTGAGGATCGAAGGAAGTCCAGGCGGTGGGTTGAACTGCGAAACCGTAGGTCATGAGGTTCAGGTGGCGAACTGAGATCAGTATAGGGTCAGGGGTGGGGGTCTGGTGTGACCCCCAGTGCCAGTGATCAGACTGTCCAGGAGATCTGATCAGGGGTGAAGCGGGAGAGTACCTGCTCCAGATAATCCATGGCAACAGGGCGGCGGGCAACGGGCAGACCCTTTTCCCATCCTGTGGCGACCCATCCTGTGGCGTAGCGGTCAAAAGTGACACGCTGCCCAGCGATCATGATCCAAGTGGCGGTGGTGAGGTTAGGCATGGTTCGGTTGATTGAACTGAGAGAATTCTACAGGGTCAGCGGGCGATCAGATCAGCGGCAGTGTGCAATACGTCTGCTGTCACACGGCGGGCAGGTTCCATCGGTGACCAGAGCATCAGCAGCAGAGCGATTCCAGCAGCGACCTTCAGCATGGTAGGATTGGGGGTTGGAGAGGGGGAGGGGATTCCTCCCCCCTTAGGGGTCAGGCGTGACCCCGCTTGTGCCAGTGCCTCAGTTGGCATAAAGGGAGTTGAAATCCTCCACAAACTCCAGCGCCTCATCACCCGTCATGCGGGAGATCATTTCACGGGCGATCGTTTCCCAGGAGTAGTGATCCGCCAGATCACAGATCGCCTCACGGGCATCGGAAGCGTAGCGGTGAGCAGCAGTGATCTGAGCGTAGGTCATTTCCAGGCGGGACATGGTGGGTTGGTTGAACTGAGATCAGTATAGGGGGTGGCACCCCTCAGAATGCCACCAATTGATCCAGATCCCATTGTGGCACACTGGCAACCTCAGCATAGGTGCTGGCGTTCTCTGCCAACCAAGAATTGATGTGGCGGGTGGTAGTGTTGCTCCACTTGTGCTCTGTCCGCATCCAACCCTTACCAGGCACCAGAGCGGCGACAGGGGTGGAATAGGAGAACAGAACCTCAGTGCCATCCGCGAGGGTGACTTGAGTTTTGTTGCTGCCGATGGGGGTGACTTTCATGGCGGGTTGCCTGAACTGAGATCAGTATAGGGGGTGAAGGGGGTCTGGTGTGACCCCCCTGGGACAGATCAGCGACTGGACAGGATGCGGAGCGCACCCTCAATATCCTCAATGATCAGGCGGGCACCGACATGATCAAAGTTCGGGCGATCATGGGAGATCTCCTGTTCAGCGAGCAGATCACGCCAGAACTTGAGTTCGCGGTCAAGAGCACGGACTCCTGCGCTTGCCTGGCAGGTGGTGAGTTCAAAGGTTGCCATGGGGTTCAGTGGGTTGAACTGAGATCAGTATAGGGGCAAAGGGGAGGGGTTGAACCCTCCGCTGTGCCGCTTGTCAGACTGTCACTCAAGTGACCCGTTTTGATTCAGGATGCCATAGGCAACCTCAAAACCCGTAGAGGTGAGGTAGATTCCCAGATAGGCGCGACCGATACTGATCGCTGCTGCCTCATCCCTCACACGAGCACGGGGATCGATGGCAACGTATAGGAACTGATCCATGAAGCGGGGAGTGCGAATCAGGGGCATCTCAATCTACCAGGTGAGCGGGGGAACCGCAGGAGCGGTAGAAGTCTACCATACGCTCTGCCTCCTGTAGGGTGGGGAACGTTTGAGTGCGCCACTCGCAAGCGTTGTATGGCGACTGATAACGGATCGTGAAACCGCGCATTGTGGTGAGGTTCAGGGTTGAACTGGTGTCAGTCTAAATGCTGACGGATTGATTGTAGGATGTGGGGGTCGGTTTAGCATCCGTCCCCCTGGGAACATGATCAAGGACGATCCCTACGGCAAGTCCGATGAGGACAAACTGAATGAAGTTTTCAATGCGGCGCATCAGGGATCTCAGAGAGGACGGAATCATTGTAGCATGGAAGGGGGGGCAATGGTGCCCCCCGCGACTCTATCAGGCGACGACGACCAGTTGATCGCTACGGATAGCAGCATTGACGAAACGACCCACAGATTGCTGTTCGGCAATCACGGCGCTCAGTTGGGCAACGAACTGCTCAACATCTTGCACACCGTAGGTATAATCACGACCACCGTTGAAGGTGATAGTAACTTGACCATTCTGCACATCGGAGATGTTCTCAATGGCGCTGGAGGTGAAGTTGAACTGAGACATAATGAATTCAAAAAGTAAAGGGTTGAGTGAAGTGTTTTGAGCGGGATGCTTCACCCCCGCTGATGAAATTAGAATAGGGCACCAGGGGCAGAGAGTCAAGGGGTAATGGACACTCTGCCAACTGGCACACTCAGTAACCAGCAAACTCTAGGAGTTCATCCAGCGGAATCCTTTGCCCCTCTAAATTAGAAAAATAGGCATTGAAATCCTCTAGGAGATTGTGAGAACTTGCAAAACGGATTGCATCGAAATACTTAACGTAACCGTGACGATCCGCCTTACGTTCGATGAAATTAACCATCAGAATTCGATCTCTTCAGAGGTGGGTTCATTCAGATCAACGCTATCCACAGAATTAGAAACAATTGCATCGAGAATCGAAAGAATCTCCTGCCCATTGTTCCCTTGGCAAGGGTTTCATTTCAATCCACTCATACAAATAGAACAAAGACAATCATCAGTTTTAGGAACTCTAAACATAATGTGATTTCCAGAGCAACAATCTCTATCACCACATTTCATACAATTATCACAAACCCACTCTTTTTGATTACGACATTTGACGAAATCTTCAAGAGTATAGTTTTGAAGAAGATTAGTCATTTCAGGTGTTTAGCGTTGGTTTGGTGGGGATTCCTCCCCATGCACTCAATGTAGAGCATTCAGGGGAGGAGTCTAGGGGGATTGTGCCAGATTCTGAACTGGCACAGGTGATTCAGTTTTTATCCTCAATCACGGTAACGATCTCCTGGGAGTTCTGGAGGTATTCAGTCTGAATGATCCCAGGAGCGATCTCAGTCTGTCCCACGATCATAGCAAAGGCGAGAAGTTCAAGCATCGTTAAGCATTGCAACTAGTTTGTCGTAAAGAGCATCCACATTGGTGCCCACCTGTTCGCTTACTTCATCCCAATCCTCATGAAAGCGGATGAGATCAAGAATTGCAGCAATTTCGTCAGATGTCAGAGTCATCTTCATCTGTGGGGAAGTAATCAGGGAAAGTGGGGAGGTCTCCCTCCCACACTATAGCACCAAGGTCAAAAAGATCGGAGAATGACATCAGAAGTCGTTAGATGAGTCAAGGGGCAGACCCTCGGCAAGGTCATCATATTCTGGATCATAGAATGCTTCAACCTCCCGTAGGGTTTCTTCATCATCGTAGAAACCGAAGGAGATTGCCTCTTCGATCTGGGAGTCTTCAATGAAGGGGTTCATGGTGGTGAGTTCCGTTGAACAATGTCAGTATGGCAGGGGATGGGGGGCAGTGCAACCCCCCTTGTGACACTTGTCAGTCTGTCACACCCTCCAGCAGTTCAGGGTAGTATTCTTCACACTCAGTGATCAATTCTTCATTAGAATACTTTGCATAACCTTCATCAAGGTAATCATAACAAAGTTGGGTCATTGTCTTGAGATCCATGCTATCCAGCATCTGCTGAATGAGAGCATCTTGCAGTTCAGAACGGTTCATTAGAATTCATCCCTCATTTCAGTGAGTTTGTCATACAGAAGCGGAATGTCTGCCTCTGTGAGTTCAGTCAGGTAGCACCAATCGCTACTCTCAAGAATAGCGAGAAGTGCATCAATCTCCTGATAGTTCAGGTGTGTGAGAGTCATTGGATCCCTCAGGAACAGAATCAATCTATCAGGATTTGATGCGCTTGGCACTCTTGCGAGACACTTGTGCAACTGGCACAGTATCAACCACAGGATCTGCAAAGTGTGCTTTACCCTGATCAATCAAAGTATCAGCAAACTGGAGAACAGTTTGCATCATTTTGCGGACTTTTTCGTTTCCGTTGTTTTCATTGTATGCCCGCACAGCAAACTGTACAATGCCCACAACGATTGCGGAGATGGTAGCAACATTCAGAATCAGAGTGTCAATGAATGTTTTTTGAAAAGAATTGAGTTTCATTGTTATGAATTGTGGGAGGAGAAAGTGTAGAGAATTCCTCAACCACCCCCATAAGATAACAGGGGTCACGGAGAACCGCAACCCCCCTTGTGACAGTTTGCCAAGTGGCACAAGAGTTCTTTATAGAAACTCTTCAATGTAGTAGTCTACAGTAATTTCGTGCTTTGCACAGTATTCTTCAATATCATCAGGAAGAAACCCTGCTAAATTATACTCTGAGAACTTCTCCCAAAGTTGATAGAACTGTTGTTCGTTAAGCATAAGAATTGGTGCGAACTTATGTAATATACACACATATCACGCATTGTGCTCATGATATGTGCCAGTTTCCAAACTGTCCCCTAGTAGTGGATCTGTGAGATCTATTGTGTTTAGAATAGAGGAAAGGATCTTACGATCGTCTTCGTGTTCTGTCTCTTTCCATTGATGATACACAAGCTCGTAGATGTAGTCTAGTTGTGTATCATTAAATGTTACGTTATAGTATGCACGATCCATGTATCTAGAGTAACTATAGAATATATGAATCTGAAAAAGCAACAAAGCAATTATACATGAATCTCGAAGCTCGTGTCAAGTGTATGTTACATCTAGTGATAATCTAGTATTGATTAATCTAGTAGAGTATAACAATAGTGTTATATGATCATATTATGATCTAGTAGAGTAATCTAGTTGATTGATGATCTCGAAATCTAGTGATCTAGTGCTAATTGTGGCGATCTAGTGCTATTTAATCTAGATGATAGAAAAACCCCCCTAGAGGCGATTCTAGAGGGGTCTGGTGAAGGTTTAGACTAGATCAGAAGTCTTGGAAGTAGTAACCATTGTGCTCGCTGTAATCATAACGGAGAGAAGAATCCCAGGTTGATTGCCAATCGATCACAATCCAAGAGGGAAGATTGTTGTCCAGCAGATCCTCACAGATATGTTCTGCAAACTCTGCATCATCATTCCAGCAACCAGAATAAGAATCTTCGAAGTGCTCAAGAGAAGAAACGTCCCAGATGTAGCAGAATGCTTCAATTGCTTCTGTGGGGAAGTCTGCTGCCAGAGCATTGTATTGTTCGAAATGCTCCAGATCATCAATGCTAAAAGCATCAATGAATTCTTGCAGTTCAGACTTCTCTGCTCCAGTCTCATCCAGAGCATGAACAATCTCCTCCAGATTCTCATGATACTCTTCACCGAAGTAATCAAGAATCTCCAGAAGATCGGAGAGTTCCTGACCGTTTTCAATCAACTCATCAACAATCTCAAGAACCTCAGGAGCGAGGGTCTCTTTGTAGTTGGCAGTCAAGGTGATGGACATTGAAAGAGAAGCGATGGGGTGTCGGTGGATGTCCCTCCGACTCCTATAAGATAGGGCATCGGAGGGGTAGTGTCTAAGGGTCTTGTGCCAGTTCCCTATCTGGCATAGAGGTAACTGCCAGCCCAGTCAGCGTGTGCTAGCAACCATTCACGATCTTTGATCAGTCGCAAATCGTAACGTACACCTTTGGCAGGTTGTTTAGTGTTAGCGGGTTTATAAACTTCACCAGTCTTCTTGTCAATGAAAGCATGAATACTATCACGCTTTCCATTGATACACATGTGAATCTTGTGATACTTACGACCAGCAGAGTTCAGTTCGTAAGTATAATTATACCCAAGAGATGTGGGTGCAACTTGAGTAAGTGCATCACACAGCATCATACCATACTTAACAATATTAAGTTCAATGGTATTCTGTGCATCACGTTGAGTACAGAAGTCAGAAAACTCTTTGTTTAAAATGGTTGTCATCAGAAAACTGTGGCGACTTCATTAAGATACCCCAAGATGCGGGACCTTGGGGTATCAGTGTGCCAGTTCTACACCTGGCACATTTCAACGAGACGATTACGAATATCAAACAGTTCCATCTCATCCATATCTGCAGATTCCATATCTACAGGAGCAAACTCTGCAAGATTTACTGTAGAATCAGCGTAGATCGGTGCATAATACAATTCATTCATATCTTCGTCAAGAGTGAATACACAACCGTAGTTGGTGGCAGTGAAGATAACCATTTGGTCTGGAATGAACGACACAGCAACCATAAGGGATCTGTGGGGATAGGTCAATACCCTATGTGACACTTATGCAACTGGCATAAGATACTAAAAATCCCCCCACTCTATGGTAGAATGGGGGGATTCAGAGACCTTAGAGAGACAATTTCACCAACGATCAGGGCAAGAGAGGTCTTCAACATAAGCAGAAGCCTTTTCTTTTCCTTGAAGATCTAGGACCTTATTCCAATCAATTTGATGTGGATCAAAATCTTCTAGAACCTCCAGTTCTAGTGTGACACGATATCGTTGCCTTTGACCAGCAAGATAAGGGCTAGTTGCCATTTGAGAACCTCGTGATGAAACTATAAGAATGATAGTATGATCTCGAAGCATTGTCAAGGTCTAGATGTGTCAATTCTCGAAGTGTCACATCTAGTGTTGAATCTAGATTATGTATGTGATCTAGTTGAAATTGTTAGTATCTCGTGACAATCTAGTTATGATGATCTAGTATAAGATCTCGATGAAATAACGATACTATTATATGATGATATAAGAATCTCGTGAATCTCGTCGAGATTTTTGACCATAAGATTTCTGAGAATCTAGTCGAGATTGTGAGCATAAGATCTCGATGCGAATCTCGAAGACAATCTCGTATAAGATCTCGAAGGCGATCTCTAAGAAAAAAGAGGATCTCGAAGGCGTTCGTTGCTGCCCTCGAAATCCTCCCCCAATCACCAACAGATACACTATAAGACCTTATGAGGGATCTGTCAAGTGCCTCGGAGGGTCTCAGAGATCAGTGGTCCTTATGGGAAATATTTTGGGTCCTTATGGAAAATATTTCGCCCGCCCCTTGACAAAAAGACCCTCGTGTGGTATCATGCAGTCTAAGATCACAAGGATCCAACACATTTACATAAGGTATCAAAGTTATTCCATAAGGTATCAAAGTTATTCCATAAGGTATCAGAGTTATTCCATAAGAAATAAGATTATATTCACATATAACACTACCATTATACTCTAATACATTCATCACTACACAGTTTATACACACAAAACCCATTATTTATAATACCTTACAGACACCATTAAATACTGTTAGAAACCAAACACAATTAACCAATGAATTGCAGTCCAGTCACCAGCAAAGAACTATCAGACCTTCCAGGAATGGATGAATACACTGGATACTACATTGATATACGTGGTTATCTCTACTCTACCAAGTATAATAAATGCAATCGTATTAAAACATATAAAACAAAAAGAGGTAAGCGAACCTACCTCCTTGCACAACTGACTAATGGTAAAGGGAGAAGAAGTAGTTTCTACTTACATCGTTTAGTTGCTCTTGCATTCCTTCCTAACCCTGATGACTCTTGGGGTATAGAACACATAGACGGTAATATTGAAAACAATGCAGTAGAAAACTTACGTTGGATAAGAAAGAAAAGAGAAGGTTTAACTAAGAATCAATTAAACCTATCTGAAGAGATGAGTGACTACATTAAATTAGTTCATTATGCTGCTGTAGTTAAAGGCATACCTGTTCCTACTGACTATGAGTTCTTTCATGGTATGTTAAATGAGAGTTTAGAAGAATTCATTAATCGTTATGGACTTAGGAAGACAATGTATCAACTTCAGAATTCATAGGAAAACGTTGTGACCAGATTTTATAAGACTTATCACGAATCGAACGTAGTAGATTGATTCGTGCATTACCATCAATTGTTTCAAATCCATTCTCCATCATTTCATCTGCAGCATTGAGCAAATGATTCAGAGCAATGTTAATCATTTCGTGCTCTTCTGCATTAAGAGCAAGATTCAGTTCAGTTTCAATCATGGATGTGTTGTTCTTGTTGAATACGGTCGAGGTGATGATAGATTGTTACTTGTGAGTATTGAAACTCTTTAAATCGTTGTGGTTGTTTCTTTTGCATTGTTGAAAGTAAATTAATCCAATCATAATGCTTGTCCACAATCCAACCATACTTACGCTCATCGTGAAAGAGATCAAAGATTGACATCATATCGATCAATATGATCAAGAATTTCGTTCAGCAACTCTTCAGTGAAGAGATCTACAATCGGTTCTCCTTCATCATCATAGAGCACCGATTCATATTCATATTCAAGTTCTTCACTAAAAGACATTAGATTCTCAAGTTGTTGTTCGATACTTGCGATCAACTGTTCTTTATTCATTTCTTAGAAGAAGACGAAATGCCACCTAGAATCAGATCGATTAAAACAATAATCACAAGGTTCTTCCAGAATCCAAGTGTAACACCGAACCATCCCAATATAAGTCCGAGCAACCAGGCTTTAAAAGATAGGAAACCAAAAGCAAGTACAACAATGAAAATAACTACAGCAAGTAGTTCAAGAGCAGTGAGTTTAGAGAAACGATTTGACATTGAATTCAGTCCTCGGGATGAAGTTTCCAACCATCAGGGCGAATGCCCATTTCTTCGCAACGCACTTCGTAGACAATGCGCTTCAGAAGTTGTAATGGCATTTCATTTTCAATCTTTTTCTGAATCGTGCGGCGCAGTTGTGCGTCCTGTGTGGTGTCGGTGATCATTGGGGTGTTCCCTTGATTACCTTGTAATGATAGGGCAAAGGAGCAGTTGAGTCAAGTGCCCTGGACCAGTTTCGAAACTGGCACTAAAGATGTGTTACATCTTCAAAGTCTTGTAACTTACCTTTTTTAAAATGTAGTTTCAATCGAGGCCAACTTTCCCATCCACCTTTCCAACTTTCAGGATAGATTTCAACATACTTCGTAATATACAATGGACTGAACTTACCGTGTTGTCCTGTAGGAATCCATTCAAAGTTTAAAAACAATTTCTTTGGATCATAACGTGGATCGTCTTCTTTAATCGTTTCATATGTATTGGTTCCTCTGTAATCAGGAGTCCATAATTGCCCAGCAGGATCTAACCAATAATCAGTCATTGTCCCACCAATACCATCTTCAATATCTTTTGTTTGACAGACTACATTTGTGAATGGTTCGCCCAAATCATAGGATGAGCGGAAATAATCGAACATTCCCATCAGTCTTCCTCCAGTCTCTCATTCAGATTGACTTCAATATCATCAGTAAGTTCTTTCATTCTATCAAAAAAATCCTCATCGAGTGGAATGAGTTTCTCTTCACCACGATCAATACGATCCATCATTTCCATCAGACCTTCAAGAAACTCTTTAGGATAAACATCATCATCATTCAGTCCAACCCAGAACCATTCAATACATTCTGCCTCTGGATCAACATCTTTGAGCAGAGCATAATCTGCATAAGACGATCCCATCAGATCTGCCCATACTCTAAAGTTGATACGAATACTTTGCCATCCAGTCATCCAACAATGACCGATCCAATATTCCCACCAGTTCAAGGTGGTTCGGTTTTTCTTTGGTTCTGTTCCTCTAACTGGTGTGCTATACATCAGTTTCTCCTAAAACTTTTTGGCAAGCATTCATAATACAATCAATAAAGTCTTGTTCGGTCCAGGTGTTGAATAGACTTTCTCTTGGGTCATTCTCATCCCAACTGATTGTGAGTGATCCATCTTCGTTTTCTATGCAATCAATCATTGTTCTTACATTGTGGTAGATTTGGTTTCCAACTGTGTGTGCAGTAGTTCTCTTTCAATTGTGAAATTGGTTGTGGTTTTTGTGGAGTGCTAAACCTCATATTACCACAACTGAAATAAAAGCAAATAAAAGATTCAAGTATAAACATATTTAATTGACCTTCTTTCTATCACTATCAAATACGACCCATTCTGCACCTTTCATATTAAGACACATTAGAATTGTTGAATGTTCTCTATCATACAATTCCCAGTCACCTTTCACCTTTGCATTATACCTACGTTGATAGGCACAGCACCAGACATTGTAATAGATCTTTGCCTTTTCAGATAGAGTCATAATAATCAATCTACCATTTCAAAATCTTCAAATTGATCAGACGATACTTTATGCTTACCATCAATAAGATACCAATGAGTTTCATCATGCTCACCAAGATACTTAATTTGATCTTCACTAAAAGTATGCTCTCTCATTGCTGCCTGAATTTTATAATGAATTAATTCAGATTTAGTTGGTACTTTCATAATCATCATCCCAAGGTGCTTTGCGATTCATTAGTTCTCTGAATCTTTCTACTATAGCAGGATCTGGTGGTGAATTCAACCTTTCTACAAGGGCATCAAAATCTTTTGCAGGTAATACAATACGTTCTGGTGGATAAGATCCTTTACCCCAGAACTTCTCAAACTCCCATTGATAATTCATATCCAACCACCCACCATTCAGAGAACTCCAGAATGATTCCCAGATATGATAATCATCAAAGCGAAATCCTTGATGAGAAATCAAACGATACCACCACCAGAATGGTGTATAACGTAAAATTCTATTTGATATGATGAATTTGCTCATTCTTCTCCACGGAAGCATGTTGTGGTGATTTTTCTGTGGTTACAATACCATAAATCATACCACCAACACAGACACCAACAAGTGTAAAAAAGATAAGATTACAGAGTTTCATTTGATTAATACCTTCCTAATCGTAGTTTGCGTTCTTTAGATATATAGGGGTTATATGGATCATCATAAGGATAGACATACTCACACATCCAACCCCATGATAATGCCTCCCAGAAGTCATCAGGGAAGTGCTCAACAGTCTCATAACAATCTAGGATATACCTGATGTGAAAAAATCCTTCACGGAACCATTCCCATTTGGTCATCTGCCAGTATTCTTTCCAAGTCATAGTATCACCCACAATTAGGCATCCATAGTGTAGAGAGTTTGTTTTTCTTTGCAGTGATGTTGAAGTGATCAACCTGACCATTCTTATGATAGATTCCACACCAGAGAAATCCATCATCCATCATCTCAAAGTGTACCATATCAATGTCCCGAATGACAAGTTCATCAGGATTCTTTTCGTCAGTCATTTTGCCTCCCAAAACTTACCATCAGGACCACAAGAGTATTCAAGTTTTTCCCATCGTTCTGCTCTCAACATATCACAAAATCTGTTCTCATTACCAGTTACAAGATTTTGTGAAGTATTTGGTGATTTACAAGTATCGTGCCTGTGTCCCATTCCAAATAGATGAGACAACCAATCTTTACGATAATACTTACAATCTTTACAGAGTTTCATTTTTCTTCTCACGTCGTTCATCTGCCCTTTTCCTCATCATAGCATTTTCCTGAATAATCTCACCAAGTTCCATCAGTTCTTGTTTTAGTTCAGGTGTAGAAGTCTTTGCGACATCATCATAAAATACTGTGATAGCAGTTGTCAAAAGAATGAGTTGTCGGTATGTGAGGTTCATTGATATGGGTTCTTAAGGTTATCAAGAATGGAAGAAAAGAATGCGATACGGTCTTTGTCGTATTCCACATCAACCGAATGAGAATTACAAAAATCTATAATGTTTTTCTCCGTTGGAGTTGGAGAATAACAATTACGGAACCTAGCATAAGTAATGTGCTCAACAAACTCTTTACGCATAATCTCAAAGAGTTGGAAGAGTTCTTGTTGTGAGAGTTCTACTTCCCGTTCAGTTTCTTGATGTCCTTTGAATTTGATGTTCATTTACATTATACTCCGTAAAGTTCAAGAATACGACGAGCAACAACAATCGCAAGTTCTTTGTTTGCGATAGACATATCTTCCGTGATGTTTTTGGAACCTTCTTCGTGTCGTTTTTCGCCCGATTTGATATAAACTCCTCCGTTGTCTGCTTGGAGTTCTACACGATAAGTTGTTCCTTCTACTTCATCACAAAGTTCATAAACGTCGGTGATGCTGTGAACAATATCAGTTCCAGGAACTACATTGTAAGGAGAAATCATTTGTCAGAAAGTCCTACTGGTGGTTTGATGTCATTGAGTTCATCATACAGCATTTTTGCGAACCCGTAGTGTGGTCTTGTGCCAGTTTCAATACTGGTTGAGGTTGCCACTGCCCACATAATATCCAGTTCTTTTTTATCTGGTAATGGTTTGGTCATGATAAGTTAAAGTGTAAATGTGTTCTCCAAGTGCCAATGGTTTTCTTTTGTAACATATTAGCAATCACATGTGGAATAAACCTTGTATACTTATCCAGAAACTCTCGCTCTGTAAGTTCATCACATCCACGTAAATAATAATCATTATTCACAAAATTTGCAAACTTTACAAATTCATAATCCCGCTCTTGATCAAGATTATAACGACAGATTTGCAACCAAATAGAACGACCTTCACCAGTAGCACAATAATCAATCACAAAGAAACGATAAAATGGTTTGTCACTCATTGTTCTTCCTCACCCTTTCAAGAAACTCATCACTCTGCCGATACAAACCTGCAATCAAATCCTTAATATCTTCAATCGCAATTACATCATACTCCATATTCATATTCTCACAACGGAGAGCATCAATCATACATTCCAATGTCATTGCCTGCATATGCTCTGGTGTGATTGGTGTTCCGTGAGGCATACCAGAACATTCATCATTATAGAAAGCATTATATCGTGCTAATACAGTATCAGCACGTTCTCTACGTTCCCACTCATCTTTTTCAATCTCAGCAAGTTTCAACATAGCATCACCGTGCTTTTCATAGAGTTCATCAAGGGCAGCAAGTGCCTTATTTTCTGCTTCTCTTCGTGCTGCTTCTTCTAGCATTTCTTCGTGCGTGAGTTCTTTCTCTTTGATAGCATCCATAACTTTATTATAATCTTCTGTGGATACTTTTGCTTGAATAGGTTTGCTCATAAGTTCTCTCAACCTCTGTTTGCCGTATTCAGTGAGTTCGTGTTT